GAAGGCCGACTGATCGACAACGCGCGCGCCTACGGGACGGGTGCATTGAACATCCGGTCAGGAATGGACGCTGCTGGCGGGTCCTACCCGCCTAACCTCATGATCAGCGAAACCGCGCTCGCGGCAGCGGTCGATCAGGGCGCGCCCGACCATGGCTGGCCGGTTTTCAGGTATCAGCCGAAGGCCCCGACGCGCGAGCGCCCGAAGGTGGGGGGGATACAGCACGTGACCGTGAAGCCCCTCGAACTCATGAGATACCTCATACGGCTTGTGGTGAGGCCGGGCGCGACGATCCTCGAGCCTTTCGCCGGATCGGGGACGACGCTACAGGCCGCCGCGATGGAGGGCGTGAACGCGGTCGGATGCGAGCTTGACAAGCGATATATTCCCCTGATCCACGAGCGGTTTAGGTGTGGGATTGACGCGCCGCTGGACATCCTCATCTAGCGGGTTTGCCGGTCGGTTTGTTTCGACTTGCGCATACGCGAAGCGTGTGTATATACTATACGCGTGCATCACTGCTCCACCGGTTGGGGCTGGGGGCCTTGCCTTTTCGGTCGG